ACTATGTTTTTGTATTGAAAATAATATCTCAATCCTAAACCTGGTTGTATGATTGATTCTGATGCTGTAGTAATATTTATGTTTGAAGAGCCGAAATTTACAACTATATATTCATTACTGTTTATCGCTATTTCTATAGTATTACCAACTCCAGAATAAACAATAGCTGAACTAACATATCTCGTGCCTAGCCAAGCTATAGTATTATCTATAGTTTCGCTTAAAGTAGGTTGTATTTGTATGTTTAAATCATCGTTTGCTGTATTTGAGTAATTGCTAGTAACAGAAGTTAAAGCGTTGTTATAAACAAGCGCCACTCCATTTATAAAAATAGAGTATTCAAAACCTTTACCAACTACAGGTTGTGCGCTAAAATCAATTATTATTTTTCTTGCCATTTTATCCTATTGGTAAATTACCTCCTAATCTTTTATTTTTGTCTAAAGTATTATTTAAAACACCTATCAAAGAAGTGCCTGCTATTTCAAAAACAACAGTACCACCGCCAAAAGAAGAACTACCGCCCCCGCTTGACTGAGAAGGACTTGAGTAGTCTGCACCAGTACTAATAGAGCCACCACCACTTGAAGAACCTTTACCGCTTGCTTTCGCACCTACAGCACCTCCTGCAGCTTTTAAAGCAACACCAACCGCAATAGCAGCAACACCAGCAGCAATTGAAACTGGTCCACCTGCCAATATAGCTGCGTCTAGTTTTCCTTTTACAACAGCTAGTGCGCCATATTTTATAAGCAAATCCCCCATGTCAGAAAGAAAAGAACCTAACGACGCTAATAATGAATTTCCTATTGCCGAAAACACATTTTTACCGTTTGCTAAAGCATCCCCTATTGCTGTGCCTAAATTACTAAAAGTACTTGTAATACTTCCTAAAATGATACTATTTGCTTCTTTGTTAAATTCAAATAATATAGTTTGTATTGCTATAAGTTCAGACGATACGGTTTCTCTAACCGTACCCATAGATGTTTTTATAACGCCCGGCAATTCTTTTACTTTTCCGCCAAACTTATCTAATTCGCCTGTCACTACAGCTATTTGATTTACATCTACTAATCCTGCAACATTTAACGAACTATCAGTTCCAGAAACTTGTGGTGTTGAGAATGTTTTTTTTGTTTTACCTGCTTTTGGTTGTGTAGCCGATAATTTAATAGATGCAGCAGTAAGCTTGTTAATTATGTCTTGACGTTGTTTTAAAGCTTCTGTTCCTTTTAAAATCTCATCCCTTGCCTCTTGTTCAGCATCTTTTGAATCATTTATAGCATTAAGTCCTTTTGCTCTAATTATAGCTAATTGGGCTGCGCTATTACCTACACTTTTTTGAGCTGCAGCTAAATCTTTAGATAGCTTTATTTCTAATGCAGTAGTTCTTGCTTTTGCCGCATTTAATTTAGCATTAGCTTCAAATATTTTTAATTGAATTTCTGCACTATCTGACGCTAGTTTTTCTGCAATAGCTTTACTTATTAATGCTTTTGTAAGTTCGTTAACAGCGGAAGTAATATTTCCTGTAAGTATTTGTTCTTTTGATAAATTACCAAAATAAGCAGGATAAGCTTGTTGTAGTTTTTCAACAGCTATAAGCCTATCCTTTCTGGATAAAGCTTCATTTTGAGCTACCGAAGTAAGTGCTTTTAAATTTATTATTTCTTCCGATGCGGATTTAGCGCCTTCAATAGAAGCTTTTTTTATAGCTTCTGCATTTTCATTAAACGTACCTGTTAATTTTCTAAAAACACCCTCGACAGTTAGCCCATTTTGAGCCATATAAGTTAACCCTGTAGTGACTAAAGAAACAGCTAATAAAATACCACCGCTTCCTAACATTGAAGATGCAACAGCTTTTAATGCACCACCCGTACTGCCTGTTTGGTTTTTTAAAGCACTAAATGCTTCTGCAGTAGCTGTAATATTGTTTCCAATACCAATAATACCAAATGGAGCGTCTTGTGCAATCCTAGAGAATTGAGTAAGCGCGTTGCTTCCGTTGGCTACTTTTGGCGCTAAATCTTTTGAAAAAGTATTCCCTGTATCTTTTAAAGTGGTTTTTAAGTCCGCTAATGATTTTTTAGCGTCTTTGATATTCTTTGTTATCTCGGTAGTATCTAATCCTGCTTTTATTTGGATTTGTTTCTCTTTTGATAATTCTTTTATATCACGCTCAACCTCCTTAACTTTTAAGTTCCAGTCCGTTGTATCTCCACCAATTTGTATTTCTAATCCTGCCATTACTGTTTACTGTTTTCGATGTATTTAGCCATTTCTTCCATAAATCTAGTTTTCAATTCATCACTTACTTTTGTTTGTTTTCGGCTATCAATCCCAAGCTTCATAAATGCGTTTAATGATTTAGGCATTCTTTTTGGATCCATATGAAAACCAACCATTGAATAATAAGCTACAAATCGAACCTTATCCCATTCACGCTCTTGTACTCTTTGATAAGCAAATAGGCGAATTTGGAACTCAGCAAAAGACATATCATAAACCTTCTTTATACTTTTAATCCCAAGTTCGCCTATAGCAAAAGATATAACGTCTTTTCTGAAATCTATTTCTTCGTTTTCACTTCTTTTTTTTTAGATTCATCAACCGGAACGTCTTGGTTCATTGACTTAGCAAATGCAATTAAGAAATCATTCCAAAAAGCGCCAGAAACGCCCCCGTTTTCATCAATCAAATCGTAAACATCATCAATAGATAATTCTAATTCAGTATTAGCTCTTTTGTGAGCATAAGCCAAAGCATAATACATCATTTGCGGAACTATTACAGGAGCATTAGTTTGAACTTCATTACCTAATGTAATTAAATCTTTACCGGTGCCTTCAATAAGCAAATTAAGAAAACCTAAGCCTAAACGAAATTCCCTGTCTAATAAAATTATTTTATTAACCATAATTAAGGTATTACAATTGGATCAACTAAAACAATATCTCCGCTTCCTTCCATAGTTAGTGAGAAAGTACTAACTTCTTCTCCAGCAGCTTGTGTTAAGCTTAAATCTGTAATGATTGCAGTACCATAATAGATTGCTCCAGTTACGCCTGTATCATATTTCCAAGTCTGAGCCAATTTAGTTTGTTGAGCAGCTAATAAATAATCATGTGATGCTTTTGTATCATCACCACCTACAGAAGTAGTGTCAATGTATTCCCCTTCCGCATTAAGCGTATAATCAAACGTTCCTGCCTGCTTAATAGTAAGTCCAGGATTACACTTTGTTTGTGAAGTGATAACACTAACAGTACTGTCAATACCGTTGGAAGTTAAACAAGCTATAGGACGGTACATTGTTCCATCGTGAACAAACAAAATACCTAATTCTCCTTTAATTGGTGTTGCCATAATTTTTTATATTAATATTAAATTTAATCGTAAAAATGATCTAAATATATTTTCTGTATCGGTTACAGTTTCTAATTGCGTTTCAAAAGTGATTGTTTGAGTTATATTTTCAAATCCTGAAACAGCTACTTTTGGCAATAATAACGTGTAAATAGCTTGTTCAATATCGTTTAATAAAACTCTACTTCCTGAATTACCTGCACTCGTTGTTTTTGTATAAATCTCAATCAATAAAGATGTTTCCCATTGATAGTCACACTTATTTGGCTTTAATACTTCTTTTGTCTGAGCAGTTAATAAAACGTATTCAGTTAATTTTGCATTTCCTGTAACCCTACTATCAAAACATTTTATTGTTTTTGCTGATACAACAATATTGTTTACCAAGTCAAAAACTGCTTTTCTAATATTTTTATCTGGATTTATTGTAACCATTTATCAAAAGTACTAAATTTTTTTATTCATTTGCTTTAAAACGTTCTGTAAATTCTTTAAATAATCTTTTTTACCTTTCTGATAAGCAGGAAATAAAAAAGGTTGTGGATTAATTCCGGCACCTAATATATTTGCAAATATAGGATAAGCAGCTTCTTCTGGTATTCCTTTAGCTTTACACCAAACTTTTATCGCTTCTAATCCCTGTTCAAACGTTCCTTTTTTACCTCCTTTAAATTCTTTTGCCATATCTGAAAACTCAGCAGGTACATTTACTTTTGTTCCTGTTCCAAACTCCATATAAGCCCCGTATAATTCGTTCACAGTAACTTTCCATAGCATTGGCTTGTCTTTTTCGTGACTTATAGATTGTGCTAATTTACCAAAGTTTTTAGGAGCTAATTTCTTCGCATCGCCTTCGATTTGAATAGCGATTGCTTGTGTTTCTGCATCGATTATTTTCTCAGCATCTTTACCAAACTTTCTAAGCTCAGAAATTACAGAAGAAACACCTTTTACACCATTAGCCATTAGCGACAATATTTATTTCTCTAAACAATTCATCATTGTAACGAATATCATTTACAACACGTTTAACACCTCTATACTCGATTGTTAAATTATCCATTTGCGGAGTTAATTTATCCGTAGCACGAATATTAAACGACCAATTATCTTTTATATTTGACATTCCAATACTATTATCACTAAATGCAGAATTTTGTTTTAATTCAGCCCAAAACGAACCAATTAAAACATTTTCAGAAGTATTACCCCCAAAACCATCCTCTACGACTGAAATACCGTAAATATTAACCTTTCTATTGTATTGGCGTGCTATCATTACAAAAACCTTCTATAAACGTCTAAAGCTTCTTTTACTGACTCAGGTATTAATGTAGAATTAACTTGTTTTTCTGATTCATAATACCAAACTTTAATCATTTGCAAGGCAGCTTGTATTAATTCATCTGGAACACTTGCTACATCATCATAACCAACATTTAAAGTAACTGCTTTAGCGTCTGGAAATATAGCATACATAGTTCGGTATAATACAAAAGGTGCAGGATCAGTTATAATTGTGTTAATTGGGTAATCATATACTTTTACTTGACAACTACCATTATAAACTATATTCCTAGCATAAACTAAATGATTAGTACGCTTTTCCACATAACGTAAAGAAGCATTAATCATAGATGTTATCTCAGTATCATCATCGGTCAAATCTACATCAACACGTAAATAGTTCTTTGCTCTTTCTAATGTTATAACATCAACGTAAGCCATTTTATAAATTGTTTAAATTACAAATAGTAGTTCTACCTAAATATGTTTTATAGTCAGTAACCTTGTATCTTTTTCTATCCATTGGGTTGTCGTGATTTGTGCCTATAATAATATAATCTCCATCTTTATCACTTCCAACAGAAAATATACTATAGCAAGTATTTTCTGTGTACTCTGTATTTGAAACGCTTTGAGCTACATCGTTGCAATCATCTGAACATGAAATACAAAAAATAATACAAATAAATAAGATTAGCTTTTTCATTTCTTAGGCTTTGATTCTTTTACCCATTCAGCTAGCCCAACACGAACAGCCCTAGTATTTCTTTCTTCTCCTAAATCCTGAATACTTCCTAAAGGAAAATTACATTCTTTTATAATCTTAATTTTCATAGCTTATAATTTATATTCAAAGATAATAAAAAAACCGATACAAATAAATGCATCGGTTTTAATCTCCTTTCTGTTAAATTAATAATCAGTGTTATGCGACATTGCCAAAATCCCCAAGGATAAACGCTGTTGGCATATCAATACCTAGAACGGTTCTACTCTCAATTCTTGCAGTAATTAAGTTTTTAGTAACGTTATCGGCATCTTGCTCAAAGAACTCAACGGCTAAACCATCAGTAACTATTTTTTTAGCATAAGACCAATCCCCAATTAAATACTTGTCTGCAGGAATCCAAGAGGCTTTGTAAACAGGTACTCCATTTATTGTCAATTTACCATTAACAAAAGAAACGATACCTGGTAAAGAGTAATCATTTGGTTTAGTAACTGCGATATTAGCCCAATCTTTAGGGTTAACTACAATTCCATTAGCAGCGTAATCCAATGACTCCAAAGTTCCTAAATCATCGATTAATTGCTCTACATCAACAGTTTTTGCAGTTGTTGAAACAGTTGCAGCAGCAGCCAAAGCAGCGTAAAAAATTGCGTTTTCAGCTTTGAAATAATCGCGTCTTAATGCTTGTGGCAAGAAAGATGTAAGAAACGGTAAATCTTGTGCCATTTGTTTTGCATAACGAGTATATCCTGCGATATAAGAAGCGTTAAATGTAACAGCTGTAAGATCATAATCTTTCTGTGGTTTTGATACACCTGGAGCAGTAACAGCGATTGAACCCTCTCCACCTGTTTCACGATAAATTACATAAGTTCCTGTGGCACTGTTTACAGTCGGTACTAAATCAGCAAAGTTGATGATTTGAGCTGGCACCATTGCAACACCTGGTTGATATGTAAATACAGAAGAGCCTGTAAGGTTGTTTGCTACTGTCATATCTCCAACAACTTTAACCTCTAAAGAAGCGTTACGCCCTTTTGAAACTTGTTTAATTTCGTTGAAGTTGTCAGTCAATGCTTTTACCATCAACTCAGAATACCCCTCGCTTTTTGTTTCAGCTCCTTTTTCTTGTAGCTTCAAATCCAATTTATCAGCGTGAGCTTGTACTGCTTGTAGCTTAATTTCAAAAGCATCTGTAGTTGTTTTCAATTCATTTGCAAAAGCTGTTTTTTGTGCTTCGCTTGCTAAATTATATTTAGCTTCAAATGCGTCTACTGCTGATTTAATCTCAGTAGATGTTTTTGTTTCTAAGCCTAATTTGATTGCGTCAAATTCTGCTTTTAATTCTAGTTCTAATGCCATATTATTTTTGTTTTAATAGTTGTGAAAATGATTTTAAAGTGTCTAATATAATCGGCTTATCAATCAAAGTGCTATCTTCTAGCGGCTCATTAGAAAGTGATTTTAATATTGTTTCGATTTGTATTAATCGGTTATCTGAATAAGGTAAATTATAAGCTTTTGTTAAAAGCTCCATAAATCCATAATGAGATTTTATGCTTTTTATTCCTTGTACTGTGCTTAGTTCGTTTGCGCCCCAACTAGACAAAAAAGAGTATTCACGAAGCATATACTCAGTAATAATAGACTTATTCTTTTGGTCACGTTGTAATACTTTGTAACCAATAGACAGCTCAGCATTAAGGTTATTTTCGTGCATCAATTTTACATTCGAAAACATATCTTTACCTAAGTCAGTTTTCATATTAAACTGAGTGGTTGTAAGTAATCCGTAAGAATCCTTAGTATCTATTTCTAAAGGCACGCCTATCATCATTGTAGGGTTGTGGTCTTTTAATACACGAATGCGTCTATATGATTCTTTTACAGTCTTTTCAAAAGATCCATAAGCAGAAATATCTCCATCGGAGTCTTTATTATTATAAGCGTTAGCATAGGCTTTTACAACTCCTTTGCTTTCGTCCAACTCTTTTAAATCGTATGATAATTGTTTGAAATCCATACTTTATTTTTTAAATATTAACATTCCATCACTATCACGCTTTGGAACAAATGCAATTGTACAACGACAATTTATTACTTCATTAGCGGGTGCTTTTGTGTCGCCTGGATAATCTAATTTTGCACCGCTAGCCATTACAAAAGGCTTATCTAAATCAACGCTCTGACCATCTTCAATTTTATGATCTAATCTAGTTCTATTATCTAAAACAGAAATCCAACTTTTAGACATTTCTAAATCGCTGTTTTCTGCTGTTTTTAATGCTGATAATCCGCTTGCGCTAGTTGTTTCAGTTCTTGCAATTCGTAACGCTTGCCATTTATAAAACGTTTGGCTCTTTGAAATGATAGCGTAAATAGCATTTTGCAAATCAATCACGGTTCCGTTAATTCCTAACGTGTCTTTGATTGATTTTATCACATCGGCCACCAATGTATCACGAACGCTTGTAATTTTCACACCTCCATCACTAGACAAAAATAGTAAAATTTCCCTTAACAAATACTCATTAAACAAAACATTTGCTTTTTTGACTTTTTCAAGGTCTCTATTTATTCTATTTCCATAGTCTAAACCGATAGTGGTATATATTTCAACGAACATTTTCTTTACATCATCTTCCGTAATATTGCCTTCAATCAACCATTCATAAGTGCCTAATGTAGCGTTTGAATATGGAATACCCAACAGAATACTTTTGATATGTTTCTGAACTATTCTATACGCTTTACGTTCGTATTTTGGTTGTAATGTTTGCCAGTTAGTCATTATGAAAAAAGAATTAAATACTCTTTTGGAATAATAGCAACAGTTGTAAAAACACCGTCTATTCTTGATGATAAAATAACATAAATATCATTATAATATTCTATTCTATCGCAAATAACAGTTTTAATAATTTGTCCGTTAAAATATACTTCAGCTTTTTTCATAGTATTACGGATTACTTTGCATCATATTACTACTAACATCATCAATTCGTTGTTGACCGCTTGGCATCCAAACTACATCCATTCCATCATCTGTCAAAGTTTCGTATTTGAAGACTGTTCTTTTTTCGTTTGGAGTTAATGGTATTAAGTTTAATGATTCGGCTTGTTTCTTCATATCCTCCTGCATTTCTGGTAATTCGGTAACATCCCATTCAATAACAGCGTTTTCATATCCTTTAAATCTAGGTATAAACGACTTATTCAAAGCGTCTTGCAATAAACATAAATCAGGTTGTATATCATCTGTAATTAATGACTTTCTAGCTTCACTTGTGTCTGTACTGCCTAACGCTGCTTTACCATCATTATTCAATAGTTCATCAGGAAAATTCAATACATTGCAAATTGTTTTTCTATCCCAATTAAGATAATCAAAAGGCTTTAATTCATCAGTAGTTAATGATATTCTTTGGAATCCAACCTCTCCACTAGCTCCTGCAATTTTAGCTAAACGCTCAGGGTTTTTATCCATTTCAACCAAACGCTCTTTCATTGATTGCGCTTGCTCTGGAGTCCAAGGTGTACCCTTGCCATAAACGAACCCAAAAGCGCCAGAATTTTGCAATGTTTTTATATTTCCATCTATTGCACTATTTTGTGAATTAATGTTTCTTAATGCAGAACGTAAAGGACTCATTCCGTATAAATGTGATCCTTGCATGTCGAAATTAGGATTAACATATTTCACATGAATAACATCTTCAGCAGGGAACTTCATGTACTGACTACCCTCGATTAACATATAATAATCAATAGGACTTTCAGTAGTTAACATCGCTGCATTAGGTTTTAAAACAATTTCCATCAAATGAGCCGGTAACGCATAAACTAATTGTGGCACGTTTTTATTCATACCTTCTTTAGGAGAAACTGTATAAAGATAATAGTTTCCTGTAATCTTCATATAAGTTTTGTACAATCCAAAAATATCAGACCAGGTTTGAGTAGTATTTGGCTGTTCTAATGGAAAAGCAATTTCTTTTTCCTTATATGCTTTTGTTTCTAGTTTATTGCGCTTAACTGTTTGTAATAAATTTACGTTTCCTTTAGTGGCCAAATCAAATTGTTTTAACTTAGAATATGCTGTTTTACTTTCTATTTCTTTGATGCAGTACGGAACCGATACTGTTTTAACAGTTTGCTTATTGATAATAGCGTAAACATCAGGATTAGTATTATATCCTTTTTCTAAATAAGTTTTCGCGTTTGCATCATAATTAGTAAAACCACCACCAAGCCATTGAAAAAAAGCCTGATTAAAAACATTATTTATACCTAATTTACTGGTAATCTTTCCTAAAGTAGTTTGAAATATATTTGCCATAAGCCAAAATTAATAAAAATAATGTTAGAAAAAGAAAAAATTACTATCAATTAGATTTCGTTCAATGCCATAGCAGGTTAAATCTATATGCTCATCGTGTTTCCCATTTGGAAATATAGCTATTTGATGCAAAAAAGCTTCATTCCAGCTTCCCTTTACAAGTATGACACGACCTCCTTCAATGAAATGCGAACACGCCCTTGCGTTCTCAATTTTTGATGCGTTTACAAATGTACTTTTAATTTCTGATATATTTACTTTTGTATTCTGCCTAACTATCTGGACTAATGATTTTCCGCTTGCCTTTGGTTCTACTAAAGACAATTTTACATCAACTCCGCAAGTAGCAATATGATTCGGTACAAACTTTAATAGCTCAGGCATTTCTAAATACTTATCAATACTAGACCAAATTATATAATCATTATTCCATTTAGCCCCAATTTGAAATCCACTTGGATCATTCTTTGTGTCTTTAGTGTAAGCTCCGTCAATCAGTAATTCCCATTTCAATTCATTTATAGGCACTTCGCTTTTATCTACAATTCTAAACCAATCTTTTCTCCATTCTCCACCCTCAGCAGGCGATGGAGTTTGCATATATTGACCTGCAAAATTATATCTATTCGCTTGCCTAATTTGTTCTAACTCTTCAAAATTATGCTTATCTACCCATAAAGGATTTTTTTCTTCATCTAAAGCAGGTAAGCACAAATGAGCTCTC